GCACCATTCAGTGTAAAAGGTTCTTTTACAGATGTAGTCTCATTAGAACTACATGCCGCCAGAGTGGTACCCAATGTGGCAACACCCATCAATGCGAGAATAGTTTTTTTCATTTATCTAATCAGAACTTGTACTTGGTTCCAACTTCAACTTTCCAATCACGAGTGGAATCTTCTTCGAAGAAGTTTTCAAACTTACCATATGCACCAAACTTATCAGTAATCTTTACCTTAGAACCAACTTCAACAACAGTGAAGGATTCACTCTCTCCACCATCAGGACTGCTGATACCAGCACCACCCTCTACATATGGAGAAAATTTACCCAATTTCCACTCATAACCAATACGAGCTTGATTCTTTGCACCTTTATAGGTTTCGTCAGTTCCTTTGAACTCTGATTTCGTCTCAACATATGGTCCTGCAAGGGCAGGTGCTGCCATCATTGGTACTGCGAGAGCAGCAAGAGCAATTGCTTTCATTTGTAATTCCTTTTGTAATGTTTTTAGGTCGTCCGTTGAAGACAGTAGTATAATAACATAATTCACTAAACCAGTCGTTAACATCAAGTTAAGTTAATTTAAACTAGGACAAACCTTTGTATATAGAGTAGTTTAACTTAAATTTAATGCTGCAATATATGAGTATGCACAAAAAAAGAGGGTCCGAAGACCCTCTTAAAACTCAAACCTTAGTGAATCAGAAACGATAGGTTACACCAGCTTTGGTTCCATAACCGTTGTCAGCACCGTCGATACCAGTAGCGAAAGAAACTTCACCATAGATGTCAAGACGCTCGGTAGCAGCAAGAGAAGCGCCTGCCTTACCAGCGAAAACGGTTTCAGAAGCAGCACCGTCAGGAGAAACTAGAGCAGGACCACCTTGAACGTAATAACCAACTGCACCAGCTTCGCCTTCGTAACCAACAGCGAACTCGGTAAAGGTTCCTTCATAGTCAGAACCAACAAAACCAGAGTTTGCTTCTACGTTAACGTAAGGACCTGCAAAAGCAGCACCAGCGGACATGGACAGAGCAGCAGTTGCTGCGAATACAGATTTAATCATTTTAGATACCTCGTTATTTACTTGCGGAATGGTTACCCGCAGATGGAGGACCAGGTTCTTCTGGTCGCTATTTTTTATTATAACTCATAATGTAGTTGCGCGTCAAGTGCGTTACCTAGTATTCTTTACAGAGTGTAACGCATAAGTATATATATATGGTTTTTATTCTTCAACTACGACAGCATTTTTGAATCCACCATTCGCATTGGATACCTCTGTATTACCAATAATTCTTGTGGTAGGAGCAATAAGAGTATTAACTTCGGTCAAGGAAGAAAAGATTTTTCTTGCAGAAAAATCATCAGACCAATTTTGTCCCCCGGTGTAATATACATCCTGCCCGATAGCAACACTAGTCCTTTTGAGATGATACATTGGATTAAGATTAAACGTTTAATAATTTAGCATAAAAAAAGGAGACCCGAAGGTCTCCTGTAAATCTGTGTGATTTGGATCACATAAGATTTTTGACCAGAACACGTCTGTAGTAGCGGTTAGCGTTGGTCTGGAGGCGACCATAACCTTGGTTAAGACCTTCAGCGAATGGGTTTGCGACCATGCCGTAGCGGGTCTTAAATCCAATCTTAGGCTGGAAGGAGTTCTCGCCAACTGCACGAACCATCTGAAGTGGAACGTATGGGCAATAGAACAGACCTGCGTCATAAGGTGAAGTACCCTTATAACCAACAACATAGTACTGGTTGCCATTGCCACCTACGTTAGCAGAATATGGGTCAATGTAAACTCTGTACTTACCGTTGAGTGTACCAGCAAAAGTGTTACCGGTGTCATCAACGTTCAGGTTAGCGTTGAGTGCAGGGGTGTAATCGAGTACACCAGCCATGGTCAGTGCGGACGCAACGTCAGCAGAGCACATGATGATGTTACCCTTTCCTCTACGAGTTCTTTGTGCGATTGCGTTAGCATCACGCTCGATTTGGAAGATAAGACCCTTGAACTTCTCAACAGACCAACGACCATTGGAGTCGATGTCCAGGTCAAACTGACCAGCAGTTGCGGTGTTGTCAACAGCACCTTGCTCAGCAACCTTGTAGATGGTTCTGAT